TGCAAATCGCTTGCTGCCGATGGGGTAGGTACAAATATATTTGATGAGGGTCGGTTTTGGAAAAAGGTAAAAAAGTCTATAAAAATAAAGTATACCGACCTTTCTGAATGGCTTAAAAATGTTGGATACCGGACTTATCAAAATCAGATCGTAAAGGTAACTGATAACATTGTTTCTATAATAGATGACGGAAAATTAAAAAAGGCGTTTCTTAATGAAATAGAATATGAGATGCAGGATTATTTCTATGGCATTGTAGGCACTGTGTTCGCTAAAGGTGGTGGTATTATGTCCACTATGACTGAGCTGGAAGATAATTTCATTCGCGATGATAAAGATACCATATGGCTATTCTTTAAAAATTATGCCGTTAAAATAACGGCGACGGATATTATGCCAATTCAATATCGCGAATTGAAAGGATATATCTGGGAAGGATCAATCATTGACCGTAAATTTTACAACGGGGAATTCTCTGGATGCGATGCAGAAAAATTTACCGAAATATTGGGAGGTAGTAAATATAATGACCTTAGAAAACTGATCGGTTATTCAATATCCAGATATAAAGACCCGGTTAACCCAAAAGCTGTGTTACTAACTGAGGATATAGACCCCGAAAGTGAAGGCGAAAGCCAGGGGGGTAGTGGTAAAGGTCTTCTTTTTGCGTTTATAAGAAAATTTAGAAAAGTATGTGACTTCGATGGTAAATCATTTAATACTCGCGATGCCTTTGTTTTCCAAAATGTAGACCCTGACACCGATATATTATTCATAGATGACTTGGATAGATACTTTAAATTTAATTCACTTTTTAGTATACTGACAGGAGCTTTACCGGTAAATAAAAAAAACGAAAAGCAACTTTTACTTCCTTACGAAATATCGCCTAAAATATTTCTTACATCAAATTATTCTGTCGGTTCAATGGATATTTCCACCGAACGCCGCAAATATGAGTTTTCGGTTATAAAATATTTTGGCGATGAAATAGAGCCAATAGATGTTTTTAAGAGGGAGTTTTTCACCGGATGGGACACGGAAGAATATGTCAGACATGATAATTATATTGCCGATTGCTGCCGTCTTTTCCTGGCTGAAAATGACAAAAAAAGTATCGGAAACGTCACTAAAAATTCAAAGGAACGGTCACTTGTAAATAACACACATCGAGAGTTTGTAGATTATATGGACGATCAACTGGCTATAAATTTCTTTGACTTTGCTCCTGAAATATTGCGAAATAGGCGCGGATATTTTAATGGTGTTTACATAACAAATGCGGTAGATTATGAAAAAATTGATATTAGCGCCGATTATTATTTAACCATGTCGAAGGATGCCTTTTTTGAAAAAATAAAGCAAAAAACTAAGCTTAAAAATCTTACTACAACGTTAGTTACACGATGGATTAAGCAGTGGGGGAAGGTTAGGGAAGTTGAATTTGACACCTCCTATAAGCGCGGATCAGAGGATGAAAGGCATTATAGAATTCTTAAATTCGTTCCAACTTTGCCAAAAGAAGAAGTGGGAATTGACGGTTTAAAAGTGGGAACTGACCCAGAAGTGGGAATTAATAATTCCGACTTTGATGACGAATTCCCATTTTGAAACAGGTGTTTTTTTGAAGTGGGAACTAAAGTAGGAATTTTTTAATTGTCTTAAAATATTAATAATCAATATGTTATGATTTTTATTCCCACATTCCGACTTTTTTTCTATACTTCATACGAGAATAGATAGAAATAGATAAAAAAGAGTATAAAATTTATATATAAATAGGAATAGGAAAATAAAGTGGGAACTGGGAATTTTTTAAATTTGATGCTATGAACGACTACCTTCAACTCATCCTCATCCACAAGTCCGACAACGAGCGGATCAATAAGATTTTGAACGAGGCATTAATAGACATAAATTGCAAACCAGACGATTTTGCGTATCTTCAAACGGTGGCGAAAAGTTTAGGTTTTAGTTTTGGAGAAAATTTTGTAAAATTAGAGTGTGAAAATCCCTATTTTTAAGGCTTTTTATGGGAGCAAACGCGACATCATTCAAAAAAGGCGCACCAGGTAAACCAAAAGGCGCCGTTAATAAAACTACAAAGTTAGTTAAAGAAGTCTTTGCAGAGGCTTTTAACGCACTTCAACAAGACCCGACTGTCAATCTAATCGAATGGGGTAAACGCGAGCCAACTGAATTTTATAAGTTAGCCTCAAAACTTATACCTACGCAAATGAACGTTGAGGCCAATATGAATCTTTCAGATCAACCAATTGTTTTTGAATGATTAAAGTTAAATGCCTTCCTCCGTTCCGTGTTTTATATAATTTACCGAAAGAAACTAATACCGTTATTTTAATAGGTGGTAGAGGTGGGGCTAAAACGCATGCTGTTTCGCAATTTGCGGCTGTATCAGCCACTATCAGACGAAAAAGGATAGTTGTATTGCGTGACGAAAAAGAACGCATCAGAGAGTCTATTTTAAATGAAATTTGGGCAAGGTATGATAAAGCAAATACCAACGGTAGGTTCGACGCTATGTTTGCAAAGAACGATACCGAGCTAAAAGAGCGCTCAACCGGAAATGTTTTAATATACACTAAAGGATTCAGGGCATCGGATAGCCAGAAGAAAGCTACCATGAAGGGAAGTTCCGATGTCGATATTGCAATAATTGAAGAGGCGGAGGATATACGTGATAAAGAAAAGTTTGATACATTTGTTGATGGGTTAAGAAAGGAGGGATGTTTGATTATTATTATGCTTAACACGCCTGACCTGGGCCATTTTTTACTTAAACGCTACTTTACAACAGAACAAGTCTATGACGGATATTATAAAGTCATACCAAAGACAATACCAGGATTTTTATGCATTCAAACCTCTTATAAAGACAATCCTTATTTACCTGCTCATGTGATTGATAATTATGAAGGCGCTGGAAATCCAAATCATCACCGCTATGACCTTCATTACTACTACACGGCAATACTTGGTCTTGCTTCACCGGGTCGAAAAGGCCAAATCTTCACTAAAGTCAAATCAATAAAACGAGCTGATTATTTAAAATTACAACTAACTGAATATTACGGACAGGATTTCGGAACAGCTTCGCCAGCTGCATTAATTGGTTGTAAGTTCGATGGCAATAAGGCTTATGTTCGATTGATAAATTACAAGCCTTTGCCAGCTTTAGAAATCGGAAAATTATATTGCACTTTAAAATTCACGGCACAAGACAGGATAGTTTGCGATTATGCCGAACCAGATACAATTAAACGCTTGTCGATGGGTTGGAAAGATTTGAGTCCTGATCTTTATCAGAAATATCCCAAGTTAGCGTCCGGTTTCTATTGCATCGCTTGCCCTGCAAAAGATATACCGGCGCGTATTTCATTAATGACGTCACTGGAAATTTACGCAGTGGAGGAAGATACAGAATTGTGGGATGAAATAAATAACTTTGTGTACGCGGTTGACAAGTACGGAAATTATACCAATGACCCGATAGATGATTATAACCACGCTTTTTTTGATGCGTTCGGTTATGTTTGCGTTGATCAGCGCGGTAAAAACAGGAATTTTGCTATTTAGATAATTTTATTTTACATTTATAACCTATATGCTTGTCCAATTTTCGCAAATCCAGGATATAATTCTGAAAAACCCAAACAAGGAACTTATCAGCAACGCCAAAACGCAGGCCGATAAGTTAATGATGCATGTATTCGGGCGCGGATTGAATGACGCAATATCGCAATACGGGTACTTTGAGAATAAAGAAATTTACGATGAGCGAAAGGCTGGAGCTATAAGCAACAAAGATTTATTCGCACGTCTTCTTCAGCGCGAGGAAATGGTCTGGACGGCGCAGGGCGGCGCGAGTTACTATGAAGGGTTGAGCGATTCGCAAACTATCGGATTTGATGCGGTATTGGAAAGTATAAGGTTCAATCAATCCATACGCTCATGGGTTAAAGAATTTGCGTTAAACGCATACCGAACAGATCCTATGTCATTACTGTTTATAGAGGTATCAACAGACGGTAAAATTGCCTATCCTACTTACAAATCAATAGCGTGTATTTACGATTATCAAACCACAGGGCGAAAGGTTGAATATGTATGTTTCAGGCTTACGGCGCAGGATTGTTATAACTTCGGAGTCGATGACCCATCATTAAGTGGTTTGCAAAGTCAACAATACACTATTTTTTACAGGTTTGTTGACGATTCATTTGATTATATACTAAAAAACGACAACGGGATAATTACGCAATACTCCATGTTGGTGCATCCGTTTAAGGTTGTTCCGGCTATAGTGGCATCTGATTTGATAGATTTTTCAGATACACGTAGGTTTGAAACGCCTTTAAAGGACGTTGTTGAATTGGCTGATTGTTTTTTGGTCGACAGGTCTGTAAGGAACTTACAAAAGAAGTACTCAGGTTTTGCAAAAGCGTTTGAACCGTTATTGAAATGCGGAACGTGTAACGGGACGGGTTATCTATCAGCTGCGGCTTGCCCGACTTGCACAATACCGGGTCATGACAGGGGAACGGGGTACAAATTACAAACCAAAGTTGCGGATGTGGTTAGGTTTCCGTTGGATTCAGATAATCAAATAGATCCGACAAAGTTCTTTGGATATGTTTCACCACCCATTGATATTTGGGATAAGCAGGATACGTCATTGAATGACTTGGAGTCGCAAATGGATCATGTTTATTGGGGGTCTTATGAAACTGTTAAAACAACCGGTCCGCAGGTTGGCGATAAAAGCGTAAAAAAGACAGCCACGGAAACACTGGCTAATTTGCAACCATCGTATGCCAGGCTAAACAAAACAGCCGATTGGGCAGAAGATACTGAAAATGCTTTGTGTAATTTATTGGGCGGCTTTTATTATCAATCGTCATTTAAGCAGTCGGTAAGAACTTACGGTCGTTACTATATTTTAGAGACGCCAGACGAGCTTATGGATCAATACCTTAACGAAAAGGCCAAAGGTGCTCCTCAGGTTGTTTTAAATGAAACTTTGAAAAAATATTATCATTCACTATATTCGGATAATAAAATCATGCTTGCCGTTCAATTGAAGTTAATGAGCGTAGAGCCTTTTGTGCATTATACGGCCGTACAGGCACAGGCAATGAACCCGGCAAAGGTAGATATTGTGCAAAAAGTGTATTTTAGTGAATGGCTGGCAGCAAAGGATCAATCATACCTGATTGTGACAAGTGAAGAAGCTATGCAAGCTGATTTATTAAAGTTCGCAAACGCTAAGATTGCATTGGCGCCTGAGTTGATAGCCGAACCAACTGTAGGCATTACTGAAAATGTTAGGAATACGCAATAAAAATGGACTATACATATTGAGATAAAAACCATAATAGACTTTTACGATTGTCCATTTGGCATAACCTATTCAGGATATGAAGATGGAAATATATTTTATATAACATTTATACAATCATGAGATACAAAGAAATTAAAGACGGAAAAGTTATCGGAGAACTGGATACGGACGAAGTAACTGCGGCAGCGGTAAATGCTATGTCAGAGCATTCGGGATTGGTGTTAGAGATGGTTACGGATAAAGAACCTGAGCCAACAACCCCAATCACCGGACAGGAGCCTATACGCGAAGAAACGCCTGTTGCCGAACCAGAACAGCAGGCAGATGCCGCACCAAAACCAGAACAACCAAAAACAACATAACCCAATGGCAAAAGAAAAACCAATTAAGGATTACGATCCTAAAAACCCTAACGCACATCTCGATTTGTCCAGATTCGACTATAAGAAATGGACGCCTGAACTATGGGCGGAATATCAGGAAATAATGAAGACGCTGGAAAAACGTAGGCATTATGATTTTGAAGAATATAACGCGGTGGGTATATTCAAAAAGGTATTTGATCCAATGAAAGATGATTATGTTGAAACATCTATTCTGGAAGGAGTCGCTCTTGTAAAAGACGCACCGCTAAAAACAACACGGGTAGAAATACAGCATATTGAAGACTGGCGTTTCAATCCACGCAAAAACAGACTTGAGTTGATGGCCGGGCTTAACGCGCAGATCTACGACAAGGCTAACCCGCGTACAAACAGCAGGTTTTATTTGTTGAAACAGGTAAAGGTGGAGGAACTTGCAAATGCTTAAACAAGATGCAAAAGACAAACTCAAAGCATTGGGCTTTGATGTAGATAAATTAATAGCAGCCATTACACACGCCGAAGACCAGGACTTCACTGTTCCTGATGGTAAATTATATGCCGATGCTGACCTCGAAGCCAGAGACAATAATACCCGCAAAGAAGGCAAAAAAGAAGGCAAAAAAGAAGGTATTGGTATAGCCGGTAAAACCATCGCTGAAAAGTTCGGGCTGAAAGATATTGACACTAACGATCCAGATAAGATTTTTGAGGCGCTCAATGCCAATTTCCAAAAAGGGGACAATGGACTGAAAGAGCAGGTTCGTTTGCTTCAGGAAGAGGTAACAAGCGTAAAAGCAGACCGTGACGCCAAAATCAAGCAGGTTAACGATGCCACATTTGAGCGCGACCTGGTTACACACTTCCCCAAGAACAGACTGGATATAATGTCGGATGCCGACTACATGCAACTCGTTAAAAACCGTTTGCAATTCGAGGATTCAGACGGTATAAAAGTTGTTAAGCGTAATGGTGAAATATTGCGCGACCCGACAACAAAAAATCCATTGGCTATAAGTGACGCCATTAACTCGCTATTCACCGAATCCAAATGGATAGGCAGCGATAACGGTTCAGGCGGCGGTCGTGGTGGAAACGATAACCAAAACAATTCAACTGGCGGCATTAAGAAATATAGCCAGTTTGAGGAAAAGTGGGTTAAAGAACATAATGGTAATGAGGCATCCGTAATGACGGCTGACTTTCAGACTGCTTTGATGGCTCACGCTAAGGCGACCACTGATTTTGATATGAAGGGGTAATTTCTTTTCTTTTTCATAAAATAGGTTTGTAGATAAAGTTCCAAGATGCGAGATCAAGGAACTTTTTTATTATATTTGCCATCCATGAGCGGCGTTCCATCTCGTTGGCTGAACCTGGGCAGCATTCGCCAAAAAGCAACTTACTAATTTAGGTTGCTTTTTTTTTATTTTTCCCCTATTGACAAATTCAAAACTTATTTTTTATATTTATACCCGATAAGCGTCAGTGACCTTATTAGCACGTAGTACGTTGCTCCTCCGGCTTGCAGTGCCTGCCAAAAATCCATAACAAATTTTCTTAAACTTAAACAGCAAAAAGCATGGCAAATTATGCAGCATCCGTCTTGGCGAAAGGTCAGGCGATAGTAGCAGCCAAATACCAGACACCGGAACAGCGCAGGAAAATGCCGACCGTTATGGAATTGGCGTTAAAAAATCAATCAATTTCAATCCCCGATGCACAGGCATTACGGGTTTCTCCTTTAAGAACCGTTGATGTTAACTATCTTACTAATATTGCGGCAGGCTCGGCCACTGCAAAGGTAGCGGTTCATACAGGTACATATGGTGATTCAGGCGCAATCAATGTGGTTTACGTTCAGCACGTAGAAACATTGTCAATGCCTAAAAAGATCGCAGCAAACAGCATCTACAATGAGGCGGAATTATTTGCAAATCGCCTTGAAATGGCAGTAAAGAACTTGCGCGACCGTCACGACAACTCAGCATTAGCGTTTTTGATCGCAAACCGTTGCCAGCTAAATGCGGCAACAATGAATCCTCAAATAGCATCCGCGAACCCAGGATTCTGGAATGAAACAAACTTTGCTTTAGAAGTTGCTCAAACAGACAAGAACCTGTATATCCAGCGTATCAAAGCAATGATGGCAGCCCGTTACTATACAGGCTCATACGATATTGTTGCTGATTTGCAGTTAGCACAGGGCTTTGAATACCAAATGAACCAGGGATCAGGCAACTTTGCAAATACTTCATTCCAGTTTGGTGATGCAGGTATTGCAACCACCCAGGCCGTTGTTTCTTCGCTTTATCCATTAGGTGCAGCATTGATTATGCCACAAGGTACATTGGCAGGCCTGGTATGGAATGAGCAGTTGAATAAAGTAGGTTTCGATTCAGGTCAAACTACAACAGGTAAATTAGGTACAATGATCGATCCACTTGGATCGGGAGCAACATTCGACGTGTCATTCTACACCTCACGTGCCGATACCAGTTCAAATACTTCAGGAGGTTCACCTCAGGACTTGGTAGATCAGTGGGAAATTACTGCAACAGTTGGTTATGTTGCACCTCCATTGTCAACCGCAAGCGATTCAGTTATTCACTTAACAGGACAAGTAGCATAATGAAAAAGCTCATATTACTATCAGCATTCGTGTTAATTGGATTAACAAGTTTTGCGCAATTTGGGAAGCCTGTTAAAATGGCTCTTGCAGTAGGCGATACTGCAAAGAATACCACGCAGGTAAATAAAATCATTACTGCTACAGCTGGTTATGGCGCGATAGGCATTCAGCCTATCATCACCAAGCAATCTGGTACAATAGCAGGTAAATGTTACCTGTACGAAAGTCTGGATGGCACAAACTATATTAAAACGGATAGTTTGGCTCTGACAGACCAAACAACAAATACTACTATCTGGACTAAGCAAACCACGCCTTACGGTTATTACAAAATTAACGTAACCGGATCGGGTACTATGCAGGGCTTGCTTTCAGTGTGGTATGTGCTAAGGAAGTATCAGACGCAGCAATAGTTTGATAAAAGAATAATAAAAAATAAATGAACTATACTAATGGATTTGATGCAGATTTAGTTTTACCGGCGTTGCAACAGCGCCTCGGTTGGAGGCAACCAACTGTTGCAGGTAGCCCGGTGCTAAATTCTGATAATCTAACATCTGCATCAGGCCGTTATTTCGGGCAATCCTTTCACGCTTTATGTACGATAAACAACCTAAAGGCTAACCAGGAAGATCCGGCAATATCTGATGACGATTTTAATACTTACTTAAGCTCGCTTCAATCAGATATGATAATGCGTTCTTTGAATGAAGTATTTCGCGAACCAGAGTTGATTGAAGAGGCGTTACTTTATACGCGGTTTGGCTTTAACGATATTCCAATCGTAAACTCTAATCAGTTTGTTGGATATGTAATTAACATAGCCAATGATAAAGCAATATCGACTGCTATAAAGTACGCAACGCTATATTTTAATCAGGATGTATCTTTTAGCCTGTATTTGTATGAAGATGGCGTAAAAACACCATTGATGACTATTCCCGTATCATGCATGGCATGGGAACGGACTCAAATAGAGTTTGATGGTGTTGAATTAGCGCCAATTGTATTGAAGTTTGTCAAAGGGCGCAGGTATTATTTCGGGTATTATCAATCGGAATTAGGATCGGCCCAAGCTATACGCGAACAGATCGATGTTTGGGCAACAACCTATAATTTTGAGGCATACCCATTAAGTGCGCCGGTTGACACATTCTTTGGATTCAATCACAATTACAGGCAGTTTCCGTTTTTGCCAGGTGGTATTAACCTGTCAATGATTAGCTTTCGCGATCATACCGAAAAGATAATCCGCAAGGCTAATCTGTTTGATGAATTGCAAGGGCTTCAAATGGCTGCGTACTGCATCGAATTGGCTAATAATTCTGTTCGCACTAATAAAGACCAGCGTCAAACCGAACAGCAATCGCAGCAGGCATTCGTTGAATTGAATCAGGCATTTCCGACAAAAGATATGCCAATGACCCCCGGTATAAAATCACGTATTGACAGGGAGTTTAAAAGGGTTAAAGAAACGTTCTTTCCAAAGCAGGAAGCCATTTCATTACCAATGGAGGGCAGATATGCCACAAATCAATTAGACGCGCAATGGAATAAACAGGTTATAAGGCAACTGAAAAATCCTTCATGGCAGGTTATACCGTCAGGAGGGGGTGATGCGTGAATATAAGAAAACAATCAGTGACCGGGATTGACATACCAATCCAACAATTGCAAGATTGGTTATACCCAAAGTTACTGACAAAATGGGGTTTGAATGATAGTAATTTCAATATGTATGGTAGGGCGTACCGGAATCAAACCGAGGATGGGTATACGCCGGAAGTATATATAGGGAATAACGAATATAAAGAGGTTTACTTTGACGATACGCTTTCAGCAAGCGCGTTCTTTGGATTAGGAGAAGATACACAAATAGCCAACGGCACAAGTGTTACCGCACCTGTTTACCTGATATTCATGGTTGACTTGAGTAAAATCAAGTATGGAAATACCAGGAATGATGAAGAGGCAAGGGTTGACGTAGAGCAATTGGTCATGAAGGCTGGATTTGGATTCACGTTAACCGATGTGATTTTGGGTATCGATAATGTGTTTAGCGAATATGCAGGATGGCGTAAATCGGATGGTATTAAATACCGGGATCAACAGCCGCTGCATTGCTTCAGGTTAAACTTTAAGTGTTTATATAGTTTTTATCAGTGTTATAAAGTGCCGACAGGGTTTAATTATACTTTACCATTTCAATTAGGATAATGCCATTACCAGAGCCAAACTTTAAAACAGGAGATACATTTACGGCAGACCATGTAAATAATTGCATACGTGCGATATTGGGTAGATTGGAGGCTATAAGTTTCGATGTTATTAATGCAACTGATGTTCAGGTTCTTTTCACATATAACGTGCCAGACACTGAAGATCAGATTTTAAATCTAACAGTTTACATTGACAATGCTGTTAAAGGAACAGAGGGGTGTTATATATTATTAAACTGGACTGATATGGAAGGTAATGTTCAGGAGTTTACAACAGCTAATAATCCTAATGACGGAGGGACAATGATACCGTCTTGGGGATTTAAAGCAAAGAGAGGCACTGTAGTAACTTTTACAGGCCACGGATTGCAAGATTGTGTTTACAGTGCCGGCGGATCATTAATAGTAATTAAATCAATAACTTAAAAATATCAAAATTAAAATAAAATGGGAGTTAAAAATGTACTGACAAGCTGCCTTGTAAACGCCGGGAATACCGGTACAGGTATTTGCTTCACCGACATAGGTATGCCGCGTGGCGTCCTGTTCGTGCCTAAAGGCAAGGTTTACTCAACATCGGACGTGGCTACATTGAAAGCTGCCATTGAAGCCGATATTTTGGCGGACAACGCATCACAGCGCGTCTACCCGCTTAACAACATTGTGGCTATTACCGATAGCACAGAAGCCCCGGTTATTCAATCGTTCAATACAGGTGCAAAAGCCATTGTAAGGGATGGTTATTATAACATCGATCTGGAATGGGTGCAAGGTGGTTTCTGCGTACTATATGCGCTGTTAAAAGCACGTGGCAAAAATCAGCCATTTTTTATCTATACCGATAAAGGTTTACTGATCGGCACAGATGCGGGTACAACTGATACGCCAGAACAATTTAAAGGTATTAACCCAGTTTATGTATATCCTTTCCCTTTCACTTTCAGCGATGGCAGCAAGGTTACTACCTATAAAGTAGGATTAAACTTTGAACCGCAGCAGATCAACCAAAACATCGCTTTTGTTGATTTCAACAATGATGGGGGATTGGGGTATCTGAGCGGATTAAATGGTTTGCAGAACGTGGCATTGTCTCAACTGGTTGCACCCACTTCCACGGTATTTACAATCGCGGCTAAGACTTCTTGCGGCTCTGTTGATCTTTCAACCGAATTTTCTACAGAGTTGGCGGTATCAGGGGCCTGGGTTGTAACCAATACAGCTACCGGCGCACCCGTTACAGTTTCGGGAGTAGCGGCAGTTGCCGGTGGATGGGCTTTGACAGTGACTTCGCCGCCAACAAGTTGCACGGTTTCATTGGCAGGGCCTACTGAATTGGATGGACTGGATGTGAGTGGCTATGAATCAAACACAATAATTCAGCTACATGCATAAGATAGGTTGGAACGAGGAGCATGCTAAAAATACACCTAAGCAGGAATGGATAAAAAAACATCTGCATTGGGGAAGCGAGAAATTTCTTAGTGAGGAATATGATAAGCTTGTGCCGCCTAAAAAAGAAAAGCAAGCCGAAACTCAAATCGAAGCTGATAAAAAAGACTCATAGTTGAGGGTTAATTGATAGGTTCATTATTTGGTGAAACCGGGATGCGCAAAAGCCGCCCGGTTTTTTGGTTAATAAAAAAGGCGCAATCGCGCCTTACTTCAACAGC